CCCGAAACACTCCATCTATCGGCCATATAATGAGTAGCATTTGAAAAAGAATAGCCCCTCTGCCACACAGAGAAATCACCATTGATAAGTAAATTTTTACCTGCTTGTGTATCAGTATTATTTGCTTTACTGGCCCAATGTAATGCTGAATACACAGGTTGAGGTTCTGCTAATGTTTGTGTAAATGTTCCATTATCATTAGATGTAAAGATGATGACATTATCACCAACTGGTTGAACAGCATAGCTATCAGCCGTCATTTCCGATGCTTTACTATCCCAATAACTTAGTTGTGATTCTGTTGCGGCTGCTGTTGCTGTATCTGCGGCTGCTGTTGCTGTATCTACGGCTGCTATTGCTGTATCTGCGGCTGCTATTGCTGTATCTGCGGCTGCTATTGCTGTATCTGCGGCTGCTTCACTTCTACTAATAATTCCAGGAGTACCACTGGTCATTATAAATACAGTACCGTTATAGCGACATTCTAAAATTGAATTTATTATTAAATCATTTGCTTGTAATACTACGAAATCTGCTAAAAGTAATGATACCGGGCCTAAATTATTTACATTTAATGTAACTGGGCCAGTATTAGGAGCATCTAATTTAACATTAACCGTCATTCCATCAATATAAGCACTAATATCTAAAGGAACTGCATATTCATTACCTGTTGCTGTAGTGGTAACGTATGGAGTTAGAATTGTAGCGAAATCATCAGGACTGGGTAGTTTATCAAATCCTGCTTCAACACCATCTAATTTATTCTCAACATCAGAACCTTTGGCTAATTCATGCTTGTTTAAAGTGTGTTGGTTATTATAATATTCGTTCGACATTATCTCATCTGTCCTCGTTGCATGAATTGATACACAATACCCTGAATCACATAGGGTCTTGTAAACTTAGTTTCAGAATACATATAAGTTGAAAGGTTGTGTCCGATTGCATCAATATATCGTTCATCCTCAGCAACCTGAGATCCACTCCATACAAATTCATTCCATTTACTTACGTCCCAAACACCACCACCTGACGAAATTTTTTCATCATTGTTACTAATTAGATTGGGTGGCGAATTACCAAAACTTGCCTCTACATTTAATTGTATAACCAGTTCATCAGGTGAATCTAATAATATTCTAAGTTTATTAAATGTTTTGTAACTATCAACTGATTTTCCTGGATCTTCACCAAGGAAATGGTCATATACGGTTTGTATTGATGTAGGGATTAATTCACCGTTTAATGAATTACTTTTCTCCAATTGATACACATACCCATCTTCACCACCGGCAAAAAACACCTTATCGTAGAAAAATTTTCCCTGGGTAATACAAAAAAATCTGTGTTTGTACTCATTTGTAATAATTGAACCCGCTGTTTTACCGTCATAACTCATTACAAATTGTTTACCATCCTTCATGTAAAGCCGGTAAACACCATTATCATTATCATAAACTGAACCTGCGATAAGATTATCATCTTCATATTGGGAAAGTATCGGTCTGACTTTTAACGACAATGATAAAATTTCAAAATTACCATATTCTAAAACGGCATTAATGGAACTAATACCCTGGCCAGACATGAAGATTGAAGATTGACTGGATTGACCTGTCCATCTAAATGCTCCGCTATTGATAGAGTGTGCTTCTATCCTAAAGGGATCATCAGTGGCACTATTAGTACGTCCATACATGATGCGTATTGAATTACGACAATAAATAACTAAATCATCACCTACCACATGATTGAATCCTGTTATTTCATCAGGAACAATGAATCTTGCCCCACCTGATAATTCATCAAATTCTAAAGGATCACCAAGAGCAGATACAGAAATCTGCCCAATAGAAAACCCAACCATTATATGATCTCGCTGACCCACAATGAAATTAGGATAAAAACCGGGAATATCAGGAACATTAGTGAATAATTGTATGAAACCATCGTCAGGATGATACTGGAAAGCATAATCCACCCCATTTGCTCCATACATTTTCTCTCCGCCAGTAGCAGTATCATTAGACATTGTATAATTTACAAAGTCATATTTGCCACCTGGCAATAATGTTGGTGTAACTATTAATTCCCATCCGTTAATAGTGGATTTATACATAAGTGCTTCTGTACGACCCACATTATCACGGAAAGCATAAACATCATTCAGGTAAACATGAACACCTAATATGTTACCTTCACCCGGTACAATCTGAACAGCATCCCTTCTGTATTCATAAACATCTGCATAAAATTGAATCCCATCTTCCGGGATAAATCCAAATTCATTAAAATGTGTTAAATCATCTTGAATATTACAGGTCGCTCCATTACTAACGGTAATGCTTCCTGATTCCGTACCTGACCAATCATCTTGAGTATAGAGCATCCCTCTGGCATCATTATTAGCCCATGAGCCGCTTGTTACAGTAACCCCAGCAATTGCATTACCATTAAAAGTATCGTTCAGTACAGGCTCAGTACCCGCACCAGTGGTGTATGAAATACTACTTAATTTGGTGTTACTAGGTGATTCACCTCCATCGAATACTTCATAACCTTTGGCGCGAATATATCCACCGTCAATATAAGGTTCAACATTGATACCCGTCAATAATTCACCCGGCGTCTTTTCAATAGCAGGACTGACAACATCAATACCACCATTGAAATTAACCACCATTGATTGACTGCTCATTCAACCACCACTGTCATAAATTCAGGCTGGATAGTACGTAAATTAGTCAATCCCGGTAACTGGTCAGAACGTAGACGGTCAAAATATTGCTGATACTGCTTTGTCGCCTCTTGAGCAACTTCGTTAACACTGTATCGTTCCGCATAGTACATTTTGGCTTGTAGCACGATGCACCGATGATACTCTTCAGGAATTAATGGTACATCAGTATTATTTTCCAATTCAACCGGCTTTTTATGAAATTCATAATAAATCTGATAGTTTTTATCGGCAGGTTGGGAAAATTCAATCTGATTACTTGGGGAGATAGCACAGACAAAAGGCATTGCCGGTGATGTAGACCGTATAGAACGCAATTGTTTATAATCAATAACCTGAATATTTACACGTTCATCACCGTCAACAATCTGTACCGATTCTGGGTCGATATGCTTCATGGTTAATTGGGGTACTATTGAAACGACACCTTCAGGGATAACTTGAGTTACGCTAGACCAAAGAAAACGCCAGTCAAAATACAAATTCTGAATAGTGTAATCAGCAGTACGAACCCAATTGACAATGTGATTTAAAATATCACTTTGATTATTTACACTGGTCGGTTGGTTCGCTCCAGTAATACCACACTCTGTATTGACTGTTTGACACAACTTGAGAAAATCCACAAGGATTAATCCTCAACTAATGATAACGGTTTACCATTGCAATCAAAATTACAACCATCCTGTATCAATGTTACACCATTGTTACTACGTATCTTCAGATAAGTTTTGTTCTTGTCAAAAACATTATCTAATCCATCAATATCGCCAATATCGCCAATATCATCAATAGCAGCATCCGATAACGGAGTCTCTACTTTTTCTTTCGCGGCTTTAGTGGCAGCATTACGGGCAATAGCAGCTTTCTGTGCGGCTGTTAATTTACGTTCACTCATAGTGGTTGTCTCCAGATTACACCTGCATCAAGCATATCTTCCTGATTCAAGTTATTGTCTTTAGATTGAGCCTCACCAAAACCATTGCGCTTACCGTTCCAATCTGGATCACGTAATGTATAATTTTCCTGGGCTGAATATTTTATTTCATCATCATTATCAAAATCATCTTCATAGATGAATAATTGAGCATGAGTTTTACTCTTGGTTCGCATACCAATTACTCCTGTTAAAAAAATAACTGAAATATGTTACCACTAGGGTTTATTTCAGTTATTTAATTTCTAACATATCAAACTATATCAAAGTATATAATTTAGCACTTGAAGCTAAAAGAACCACGATCAGATTTAACGGATTCAGACTTACCTACAGGCTTTTGGCCCTGGGGCTTATCTTGAATCGCATCAGAACCACGAGGCTTTTTCTGTCCAAGAGGCTTGTCGTAAGATACACCTTTCTCAAGATTATCCATTGTTTTACTCCTAAATTAAACGTCAGATTACACTATTGGTACTTTGAGTATAACACCGAACCTGACGTAATTACATTAAAGGGTTGATTAGCTTGCGCCACCCCATTTAACAATGCGGTTCTGTGCTGCACCAGTAACATTGTGTACTATCCCGAACCCGCCAAGATAATACCACGCTACTCCTTTAGCACGACCATAATCCCCAGGAATACGTCCACGGATTTCTTCAGGTACTACAATCGCTTCCGCAACTGTATCTTCACCAAAGAAATACGCCTTATCACCGGCAGTATAACCGGCTGAGGCAATGTTAGTCTGCTCAACAAAACGCACACCTTCATAGCGACCGACTTCACCGTTCATGATCTGCTGATAACCAGCATCAATATATTTACGGATATCTTCTAACTCGTCTTTTAACGGACGATAAGTAGAAGGACGCGCTAAACAAAAGTAATGAGTACCGTCATAAGCCGGAATATCACGTTCTTTCATTTCATCGACAATCAACTTCACATGACCTGTCAGCATAGGAACTGCCGCACCTGTCAATGTTCCATCAACTGCAAACGCTACAGTCTCACTACCAGCCGCACCTGCTCCAACCGCAGTCAATCGAGTAGAATCGAACTGGTCATAAGCCGCTGTATCTAATGCTTTATTGGCATCGTTTTTCAGCACTTTCTGTACTACTTCCTTTACAGGATGCTTGGACAGATTATCCAGTTTTTGCGAGAACGGTACACTATTACCCTGTTCAGTAACAGTCAGGCTACCTTGGGAAATTGTGTAATACGTTTCAGGCATTGGCGCAAGTGCTGTTGTTGCACCAGTACCAGTATACTCCGGTAATACAGTACCCTGAGTTTCAACATCAGAATAAATATTCCAGTTGTACTCTTCACCTGAGTGTAAACCTTTTTCTGTGGCATCACGCGCATCACAGAATTGACGAAAACGCACCATTGGTTGTAGTGCTGTGCGTAGGGTGTCAGACAGCTCGTCACTGTACATAAAACCACCCTGGGCATCAATGCCCCATACTTGTCCACCAGCCATAATAATGACTCCTTATATTTCTGCTTGCCCCCTGTGCGACCGCATATTATTCACAATATCGGCTCGACTCGGCGGTTTTTGATTTGTATTTGATGCTCTACGGACATTGGCCTGTCTTGTCTGCTGAGGTAAAGACTCTTTTAACTTAGTCTTATCATCTGCAACATGATCTGCACCCATACCTATAGTATCCATCACTATTTGTCTCGTATTCAACCCTGCTTGTCGTAAAATTCGACTTGGGGCTTCATTGGGATATTGCTGTTGAAGTCGTTGAGCTTCACCCGATGCTATATCGTGCATCCAATCGTTTGATTCAATTTCAGGAAAATCCTGTT